CCCACCCCCTAAAACACCCCCCTTTCGTTTTAACTGTGGTTCCATATATAATAATTTATTGCGCTGAACGGTTTGGATGATTATGTTTGCTGGCATGGATGATTTAGACACGATAACCGCTGAGGATCGGGATGCGATTTTCGCGCGTGTTTATGTTGAGCAGCGTGCGCTGAAGAAGGGGAATGCTGCTGAGATTGCGTGTGTTCGGGCTGGGATTACGAGTCCTGAGTTGAACATGTCGATTGTCGCGTCACGGCAGCTGGCGCGTCCTGAGGTTCAGCGGTTGATTATGGCGGCTGAGGCTTCGGGGGTTGAGGTTGAGCGCCGGGAATATACGCGGGATTTGTTTTTGGATGAGTTGCAGGCTGTGGTTCAGGCGGCGATGGACAAGGGTGCGTATCCGAGTGCGATTAGTGCGGTGAAGACGCAGGCACAGTTGCTTGGGATGTTGGATCAGACGGTGAATGTGAACCACAGTGTGAGTGCGAAGGATCTGGATTTGGCGACGCTCAGGGCGATGGTTGCGGATCGGGCGCGGCCCGTGAAGGTGATTGAGGGGACGTTGGTTCGTGGGATTGGGGATAACGATGACTGAGACGGAGAAGGACGCGCGGATTGCGAAGTTGGAGGCGGAGTTGCATCGAATGCATCGGCGCCATTCGGAGATGGCGCAGTACGCGGCGTTTTGGATGGACGAGTATCTGCGTATAGTGGATGCTCAGCAGCGCGCGGATTTGGCTGCCGGATGAACGACGACCTGACGCTGGATGAATTGCTGGCGGAGTTGGTTTCCCGCGAGGAGGCGATATCGTCGTTTGCGAAGTATGTTGAGTATGTGAGTGGGTTAGCGCCGCCGCCGCATTTGCGGTTGGTTTGTGAGAAGCTGGATGCGGTTGCGCGCGGTGAGATCCGCCGTTTGATGATCAGCATGCCTCCGGGTCATGGGAAGTCGTTTGCGGCGTCTCACTATTTCCCGGCGTATTATTTGTCGAAGAACCCTGACCGGAACGTGATTTTTGCCACTCATAAACAAGAGTTGTCGGATTCGTTTGGTTTGAAGGTGCGCAACGTCATCAAGGGTGACGAGCACCGTCGGTTGTTCCCGGGCGTTGGGATTAGCGCGGACAAGACGGCGGCTGGGGAGTGGATGACGACGGGGAGTGGTGGTTATCACGCGACCGCGGTTGGCGCGAACGTGACGGGTCGTCGTGGGGACATATTGATTGGAGACGATTTGCTGTCTGGGATTCAGGCGGCGGAGAGTGAGAGTGAGCGTAACAAGTTGTGGTCGTGGTATGGCGCGGATTTTTTCACGCGTCGGAAGAACAAGGACACGCCGATAGTTTTGATTGGGACGCGCTGGCATCTGGGTGACCACATGGGTCGTCTGGATCAGGCGGAGAGGGATGGTGAGGGGGAGAAGTGGGAGCGGGTGATATTGCCCGCTATGGCGGTGGATAAGGACATTCTTGGGCGCAAGCCCGGGGATGCACTGTGGCCGGAGCAGTTCCCGAAAGAGGAACTTGAGAATATCCGCCGCCAGCCATCGACGACGTCTAGGATCTGGTCGTCGTTGTATCAGCAGAACCCGGTGGTTGATGATGGTGGCATCATTGATCAGACGTGGTTTAAGTGGTGGCGCTCCCCCGAGCCGCCGAAGGTGAAGTATGTTTTGCAGGCATGGGACACGGCGCTGACGGCGAATAAGACGTCGGCGTTTAGCGCGTCGACGACGTGGGGTGTGTTCGATGATGACAATGGGATTCCGAACCTGATTTTGCTGAGTGTGTGGCGGGAGCGGGCGGAGTGGCCGATTCTGAGGCGCATGGTGCAGCGGATGGCGACGGACTATCGGGACGATAACTATAAGCTGCCAATCAAGGCATCGCGGGAGCGGGCGCCGGATACGGTGCTGGTGGAGGCGAAGGCGAACGGTCAGATGCTGATACAGGATCTGGGGAGGGCGGGGATTGTGGCGACGCCGTTTAACCCGGATAAGTTCGGCGATAAGATCGCGCGTGTGCGGCTGGTGACGGATTTGATTGAGAACGGTCGGGTATGGCTGCCGACGATGAAGAATTCGCCGGATCAGTTGAGGCCGTGGGCGCGGGATTTTATGGAGCAGTGCGTGCAGTTTCCGGCGGCGGATTCGCGGGACTGGGTCGACACGATGACGATGGCGTTTTTGCGGATTAAGCAGAGTGGCTGGGTGGCGAACACGGAAGATCCGTATGAACCCGTGTATGACACGCCGCTTGAACCTGTAAGCTTCTATTGGTAAGGTGGACTATGGCACGCAGACCGACATCGCTCGCTGACACGCTCCGCCCTGCGTTCGAAGGGATTGGCGGCGTCGATGTGGATTTGCCGTTGGATGCAGCCGATATTGAGATCGACGACGACGGCCCGGCGATGGTTGACGGCGCGGAGTTCACGGAACTGGACGACGGCGGGGTCGAGATTGATTTCGAGCCGGAGGTAGAGCGGCTGGAAGATGCGCCGTTTGACGCGAATCTGGCGCTGTACATGGACGACATGGACATGAACACGCTCGGCGAGACGTTGCTGAGCGGTGTCGAGGAAGACAAGCAGTCGCGTGGGGACTGGGAAGCGACGATGTCTGAGGGCATCAAGCTGATGGGTCTGAAGATTGAGGACCGCCAGACGCCGTTTAAGGGTGCGTGCGGCGTCTATGACCCGCTGATGGCTGAGGCTGTGGTGCGCTGGCAGGCTGTGGCTGCTGGTGAGTTGATGCCGGCGGCGGGCCCGGTGAAAACGCAGGTGATTGGGGTCGCGAACGAGCAGCTGGAGGCGCAGGCGTCCCGGGTGCAGCAGTTCATGAACCTGTACCTGACGGAATTGGCGCCGGAATTCTACGAAGAATTCGACCAGATGCTGTTCTGGCTGCCGCTGGTGGGTTCGACGTTTAAGAAAACGTATCAGGATCGGCTTCTGGGGCGTCCGGTGAGCCGTTTCGTGCTGCCGGATAACTTCATCGCGTCGTATGGCACGACGGATTTGGCGACCAGCCCGCGTTTCTGCCACATAACGCCGATGACGCGCCGGAATTTCCGGTTGGCGCAGCTGGCGGGCGTGTATCGCGACATCGATCTGGGTGATCCGCAGGCGGACGATAGCTCGCAGACGCCGATTCAGGCGGAAGTGGACGGCGTTCAGGGCGTGGAGCCGGGTGCTGAGGGCACTGAGGAGTACCGGATCTACGAAGTGTACGCGGATCTGAACCTTGTGGGGTATGAGAACGAGGATGGCATCCCGCTGCCGTATGTCGTGACGATTGAAGAGGGAACCCGGAAGGTTCTGTCGGTTTATCGGAACTACGACGAGGGGGATCCGACGTTCCAGCGGAAAAACCCGTTCACGCACTATAAGTTCATGCCGGGCGTTGGGTTCTACGGTCTGGGTTATGCGCACTTGCTGGGGAATTCAGCGAAGACGGCGACGTCGATCCGCCGCCAGCTGATTGATGCGGGCACGCTGAATAACTTCCCGGGCGGCTTGCGCGTGAAGGGCATGCGGCTGGAGGACAATAACATCGGTATTGGTCCGACGGAGTTCCGTGAGATCGATACCGGCGGCTTGCCGATCCAGAACGCGATCATGACGATGCCGTATAAGGAGCCGTCACAGGTATCGCTGGCGCTGCTGAAGGAAACCTACGAAGCCGCCCGGAATCTGGCGAACACGACGGAGATTGCGGTCGGCGAGGGGCGTCAGGACGCGCCTGTAGGCACGACCGTGGCGTTGATGGAGGCGGCGACCCGTCTGCAGTCGGCGACGCTGAAGCGCTGCCACAGGGCGTTTACCCGCGAACTGAAGCTGATTGCGGATCTGTTCGGGAAGTATCTGCCGGATGAGCCGTATCCGTTCCCGGTTCGGGGCGGCATGGCGGCGATTATGCGCGAGGATTTCGCGAATAACATCGACGTGATTCCGGTTTCGGATCCGAACATTTCATCGTCGGCCCAGCGGATGATGCGGGCGGAGGCGTTGCTGCGATTTGCGACGCAGCAGCCGGATCAGCACAATCTGCGGGAAGCGTATCGGCAGATGTATGTCGAGATGGGCGTGGCGCCTGAGAAGATTGAATTGATTCTGGCGCCTGAGCGTCAGAAGCCGCGTCCGTTGGATCCGCTGACGGAGAACCAGAACGCGATTGTGGGCATGCCGCTGGTGGCGGGTGCGTATCAGGATCACGACGCGCACATCGCGGCACACGCGCCGATTGCGCAGGATAATCCGATTCTGCAGGCCCACATCAACGAGCACTTGGCGCTGAAGATGCGTCAGCAGGTCGAGCAGATCATTGGCCAGCCGCTGCCGCCTCCGGGCATGCCGATGCCTCCGGAGCTTGAGAACCAGCTGGCGGTCATGGTTGCGCAGGCTATGCAGCAGCTGGCGCCGATGTATAAGCCGCAGCCTGAAATTGATCAGATGGCGCAGGTTGAGATGCAGAAGCTGCAGATTAAACAGGCGGATAACGAGCGCGATGCTCAGGTGGAGCTTGCGAAGGCTCAGATGGAAGCTCAGACTGACGCGGCGAATCGCGCATCGAGAGAGAAGATTGCGGCAATGAAGCTGCAGTCGGAGGCCCTGCGGAACCTTGGAGGTTTTCAATGAAGACGACTGATATGCGGGCCAAGGCTCGTGCGATTTTCGGCCCGGCGATTGCTGAGCCCATGCCGAACCAGCCGAACGGTGCGAAGGCGCTGCAGCAGCGCGCGAACGCTCGTCCGATCCCGACCTATAAGGTTGGCGGTCCGGTGAAGAAGCCGATGCCGTCGCCGGCTGCGAGCGCGGCTTCTGGTAACCGCATGGCGCGCGAAGAAGCCGATGAGATGCGCTTCATGGACATGATGGAGAAGAAGAAGAAGTCGTCGATGCCGTCTCCGGCTGCGAGCGCCGCCTCTGGCAACCGCATGTCGCGCGAAGAAGGCGCTGAGATGCGTAAGATGAAGATGAAGACTGGCGGCAAGGTCCAGACGTCATCGGACACTGCACGCAAGCTGGCCACCGAGATGGGCGGCTACAGGAAGGGCGGCAAGGTTAAACCCGTTGAGCTTGATATGAGTAGCTTGGAGGAAATGTCGCGTTCGAAGCCTTCATTTGATACAACACGCCTTATGGATCGAGGTGCAGAAGCGCGCAACCTGAACGCCGTGCGTGAGAGGGAAATCAAAGACGCTGAGAAGAAGATGTCGTTCAGCGAGAAGTTTGCAAAGGAACGTGAAAAACAGGGCCCGAATGGCGTCTTCACTTGGCGGGGTAACACCTACAACACCAAGATGGCCGGTGAAACGTCGAAGGCTGCTCCGGCTCGCGCGGCTGCTCCGGCACCTCGTGCCGCTGCTCCGGCTGCTGCTCCGGCGCCCGCGTCGCGTCCGGCTGCGCCTGCTGCTGCCGCTCCGGCGTCGCGCCCTGCTGCTAAGCCGCCTGCCGCCCCTGCGAACAAGTCGGGCAACGCGGGCTCACCCATGTCTTCGGTTATTCGCAACCTCGACACCGGCTTCAATCTTGACGCTGAAGCTAAAAAGCTAATGGCCAAGGACCGAGGTTTGTTCGGATCTCCAATGAACATGGAGCAAGCCCGCGAGGCGGTTCGTGCTGAAGCTGAAAATGTGCGCAAGATGTCTGGCTATAGGGCGGAACAGGAGCGCAAGAAGAGATCCCTTGAGGCTGGCCGCAAGGCCAATCCCGATTTGGTATCTCAGTTTGTCGATATGACGATGAACCCGGGCTACAAGAAGGGCGGCAAAGTCAAGGAGCCCAAGCCGAAGAACGGTTTGGCTGTCATGATTGCCATCGGTAAGCCGATGAAGCCCACCAAGAAAATGAACGGTGGCCCGATGGCTTCTGGCTCGAAGGACATGGAAGCGTCGAAGGTGACGCGCGCTATGGCTATGGGCGGCGACCCGATGGGTTACATGGGTGGCGGCTCTCCGATGGGCTACGCGGCTGGCGGCGCTGGTAAGACGCGCAAGGGTCAGGCGCCGATCAAGAAGGCTCAGGGCGGCGCTGCGAAGGTCCGCAAGGGCATGATGACGCCTGAGGGCAACATCATCGACGTCATGAACAAGATGCGCGGCAAATAAGGCGAGTGCGCGGCTGTGCCTGCAAGATCAAAGCGTCAGTATCGCTTGATGAGTGCAGCCGCGCATAACCCGGCCTTCGCTAAGAAGGTTGGAATTTCGCAGAAAGTGGGCAAAGAATTCACTGCTGCAACAAAGAATTACAAAAAACTACCGGAGAGTGTGAATGTCAGCCGAGGAACTCGGGCGCCGCGCAATTGAGCGCATAGGCGAACTGCGCGACCGCGCCACCGAATACAGCCTTAATGTCCGTTTTAGGCCGTCGAGCTTTGGGGAGAAGCACATCCCTGCGCTGACGGCAGAAGAGATTGCCCTTCAGGT